TTAGAAATTAAGAACAATAACGTAGGTGCAACGGATAACGGTCAAAACGCTTGGTACAATCATCCGGTTCATAGACCGGTTGCTTATGACTTTTGTTCAGCGATAACAGCCGAAAATCTTATTAAGCTTAATGGTTATGATGAACGCTTCTCAGATGGTTGCGCTTATGGGGATGATTACCTATTGGCACGAATTAAGATGTTAGGACTGCAAATAGAGATTACTGAAAGTCCGTTTGTTGTTCATCAGTGGCATTATTCAAATCCTGGTAATCCGTTACACGCTGAACTTTGCGCTAAAAACTCTTTATTACTTCCTCAGTTAGTTGCTGAAAATGACTATCGGGCAAAACATTTAATAACTCCTGATTTATGCGAGTTCTATTAATTAATCCCTGGGATGCAGAAGTATTCCCAACTCCTTCAATAGGCTATTTACAAGCTACTCTAAAAGCTAACGGAATTGATGTAACGGCTGTTGACTTGTCGGGAGCTTTTAAAAGTACTGATTATGATTTAGTAGCTGTAACGTTTCATTCATTCTCAGTTAAGCACGCTGAAAAGATCAGAAAGTATTATAAGGGCCGGTTGATTTGTGGCGGTCATCATCCTTCTGCTTTGCCATATCAAATGCTCAAAATAGGTTACGACCAGGTTATTATCGGAGAAGGTGAACAAGCGATCATGGATGTCATTGAGGGAAATATAAGCCCAAAGGTAAGAGGTAAGATTTCAGATATTGACTCACTGCCATATCCTGATTATACCGGACTCGGCTTTTGGAATACAATGGGAATGCCTATTATCACTTCCAGAGGTTGCCCTTTTGATTGTTCATTTTGCGCTTCTTCTCACTTTTGGGATCGCAAATATAGAGCAAGGTCTGCTGATAACGTACTAAACGAAATATCATGGAGAGTTCAGAACGGCCTTAAGACTTGGATGTTTGAAGATGATAATTTTACAGCAAATAAAAGTCGTGCTATTGATATTTGTGCCGGAATAGGAGAGATGGGTAAGTTTACCTGGCAGTGTGCTTCAAGAGCTGAGTCTTTAGATGAAACGCTTTGCAAGGCTTTAAAGAGTGCAGGCTGTAAGACAGTTTGGTTAGGTGTTGAGTCATTAAGTCAACCCTCGTTAGATAGATGTAAGAAAAGAACAACAGTTGAAAAGATGTTACAAGGCATTGAGATAGCTGAAGGCATGGGATTAGAAACTATGTCTCAGTTCTTAATTGGCATACCAGGGGACTCGGTAGATAACATTAATGAGACAGTACAGAACATAATGAGAAGTAAGATAAAACGCAAAGGAACTAATATTGTGTGGATCCTTCCAGGTACGGATATTTACGACAAAGCAAAAGAAAAAGGCTTCAATGATGATGTCTATTTAAAGTCAGGAGCTCCTTTTTATACTTATGAGCAAAATATGGATGTTTTAAGATATTGGTCAAGTTTAATAGATAGGTTATGAAAGTTCTAAATTTATATGCTGGGCTTGGTGGTAATCGTAAACTTTGGACTGATGTTGAAGTTACAGCAGTGGAATTAAACCCAGAGATAGCAAAGTTTTATAAGGATCATTTTCCTAATGATATAGTTGTTATTGCAGATGCACATGAATATTTATTAAATCACTATTCAGAATTTGACTTTATATGGAGTTCTATTAATTGTCCTACTCATTCACGAGCCAGATTTTGGGGGGCAAAACCAAATAATAAAATTAAACCAGTATTCCCAGACATGAAACTATATGAGGAAATACTTTTTTTGAAACATTATTTTAATGGTCAGTGGCTTGTAGAAAATGTAGTCCCGTTTTATGAACCGCTTATTGCACCAACTCGCATAATAGGGAGGCATTGTTTTTGGGCTAACTTTTACTTCCCTTCAATTAAAGTAAAAGAGGCTGACATAAATAGAGGCAATATAAAAGAATGGTCTGAACTGCATGGTTTTGATATTTCTGAGTATAAGTTCACAACCAGGAGAGATAAGATATTAAGAAATTGCGTTAATCCAGAATTAGGATTACATATTTTAAACTGTGCTTTAGGAATTGAAAAAGTAACACAAAAAACAATATTTGATATATGAATGTATTAGTTATCGGAAGTGAAGGAAACATAGGCTCAAAGCTGGTTCCTTATTTAAGAAAAGAGCATAATGTTTTCAGGTGTGATCAGATACAAGGAACCGGAGAAGATTACTCGGTAGTTAATATTCTTAACTCTGGTGACTTGTTTGTTGCTTTCCTGGATGCAAAGCCGGATGTAGTTTATTTACTCGCTGCAATGGTATCCAGAGTAACGTGTGAGGCTTCTCCGCATTTAGCAGTTGACACTAACCTATCAGGGTTAAATAACGTTATACTGCTTTGTAAAGCATTTGAAGCTAAACTGATTTACTTCTCCACTTCTGAGGTGTACGGTAATATCGGAGGGGTCCTGAGTGAAGATCGAATATGTGAACCGAATAACTTATACGGACTCACTAAGTACTTAGGTGAAAAGTTAGTAGATTACGAACTTAAGAATTACATTACAGTTAGGCCGTTCATGTTTTATGATGAAGATGAAACAAAAGGGGATCACCGGTCTGCAATGATTCGGTTTGCTTATCACTTATCCCGAAAGGAAAAGATAACCGTTCATAAAGGCTCTAAAAGGTCATGGATGCACATATCAGACGGTGTAAAGGTACTTGAGAGACTAATGTACATTGATGGTCCTGTTACTATGAATGTCGGGAGTCCTGAATTAATTAATACAGAAGATTTAGCCGGACACATTTGCAGATTCTTTGGAGTGAGCTATAAAGACTATGTTGATGAGCTTCCGCTACCTGAAAAAATGACATTTGAAAAGATACCGGATATAAACAAACAAACCGAGCTAACAAAAGTCATTCCAGAGATTGACATAAGAACTGGCATAAATTTAGTTTGTAGAAAAATAGCTTTACAATGGTAATTTTGTTAATAAATAAGTTATAATATTATTTTTATTTAGATTAATTTTACATAATGATTCGCAAAGTCAAATCAAAATATATTGTGTACTCAAAGAAAGGTAAAAGACTATCTAAACCTTTGAGTAAGAAAGCTGCTAAAAAACGACTAAAGCAAATCGAGTATTTTAAACATAAGAAATGAAGCCAGAGAAGAAGAAAACAAAGTTTAAAGAGTTCAAAGATAAAAGCCTGTCGAAATACGAAAAGGCGCAAAAGTGGAAGAAGAAAAGAGAAAAGAAATGAAAGAAGGCAGACCTCCAAAGTTAACACAAAACGTTTTAGATTCAATTGAGCAAGTAATCAATGAGTCTATTCTTATTTGTACAGATGAGGAGCTTGTTATTGCTATCAATGAATTACTACCGGAAGAAGAAAGGTTCTCTTATGAAGCATTTAGCAAATGGAAGCGAGGTTTAAGCCAACAAAACAACCCTTTATATCCTCAGTTTTTACGTATTATAAAAAAGGCTCTTGTCGCAGAGAAATCCAGACTCCTTAAATTACTTGAATCTGATAAGACACAATGGCAAAGATACGCCTGGATATTAGAGAGAAAGTTTGATGAATGGAATATTAAAACTAAGTCAGAGGTTGATCATACTGTAAACATTCCATCATTACCGAGTATTACAATTAAGACAAATAATGATTAATGTCTGAGGTTATACAAACCATATCAAGACCGCAATCAGCAATACTTTCTTCAACGAAGGCAGTTAATCTATTTTTAGCCGGTGTTGGTTCAGGTAAGACTTTTCTTGGTGGTATAATATCTTATAGGTTTATATCTCAATTCCCTAAATGTACTGGTTTTGTGGCCGCAAACACGTTCGAGCAGCTAAATTTGAGTACTTTGTTTCGTATTAGGGAGTATTGGAAGTCAATAGGCATTACTGAATGGTCTAAAGATAATCCAGGTGGTATGTATGTATCGGGGAAACAACCACCATCACATTTTAATAGAGATAATCATAACTTTGAGAGCTATAATTCTATAATATCATTTGTCAATGGGGCAATTATATTTACCGGTTCACTTGAAAATTCTCGTGCGCATGAAGGAAAACAATTTTCTTGGTGTATTTTAGACGAAACAAAAGATTCCAGAGAGGTAGATATAAAAGAGATTATTATTGCACGTCTGAGACAGCAAGGATTATACATAAAAGACGGCAAATTATCACATGAGGGAGAAGATTTCAACCCTCTTTACATTCTCACTTCTCCCGCTCGTGTTGATTGGATTAATGAATGGTTTTCATTGGATAATTACATTCAAGAAATATCAGATAAGATATATTCAGATAAGACATTTTTTCAAAAGGAATTTGGTAATAAGTTTGTAACCATATCATCAACCTATCATAATTCAGCAAACCTACCGAGTACTTATATTCAGAACATAAAGGATAATAATACGGACGAACGCTTTAAAGCTCTTGTATATTCAAACCCTTTCATCTCAACCGGTGGAGAGTTCTATTCATCATTCAATCGATTAAAGCACGTTATTACCGTTAAGTATGATCCTTCACTTCCGATTCACTTATCCTTTGACCAGAACACAGTACCTTATAACTCATGTGGCATAAGCCAGGTTAAAAAGATAGGTGATCTTTGGTATTGTTACTTCATTGATGAAATAGCCTTAGAGAATCCACGTAACTCGACTGAAGAAGTGTGTGAGGAGTTTATGATGCGTTATCCTCGGCATAACGCTGGACTATTTTACTACGGTGATGCTTCAGGTAAGAATAGAAGCACAATGAACAAAGATTTTAAACATCATTATGAGATTGTGGCTTTTAAGTTACGGAAATACTTAAACAATGGATCAGATAGGACGCTGTTTAGCAATCCTTCATTAGTCAAAAGACGTGACTTTGTTAATCTTATATTGGAAGAAAAACTACCTATCAGGGTGTTTTTTGATGAGTCATGTAAGAAGATGATTGCCGATATGATGTATACTAAGCAAGCGTTAGACGGTGGCAAGGATAAGCATATTGTAACCGATAAAGACACCGGGGAGAAGTATCAGAAATATGGTCACATGGGAGATTTATTTGAGTATCAGTGCGTTGAATTATTTAAAAACTATTATAATGGATAAAGTACAGGGGTTAGAATTATTAGTGAAGGTGATTGATAAAGAACTTTATCATCAGGATTACGAACACGTAACAGCGTTAGCAGATAAGTACTACAAGATGAAAACAGGTGACGAGCTGACTGATCTGTTAGAGAAGATTGTCACCAGAGAGACAGAAGAAGAATTTGAACAAAGGGAAGCGATAAGTAAATCGGTTATTCCTTCGATACTTAATTCTACTCAATTGCCGTTCCAGAAAGCACTCAGAAAACAACCACTGTTAAGAGAGATACTTTACGACTCTCAGAACAAGACTGAGGAGTTGGAAGCTCAGATAGCTACTTACTGGGGTGAAAAGTCAGTTGAGGAATATCTTGAGTACTCGGTTATAGATTATAATTACATTGATCCGAACGCATTTTTGATTACTGAGTTTGACGAGTTCGATCCGAACAAAGAGAAGGCTTCTCCATATCCTTTTATTGCTACATCAAAAGAGGCTATCATGTTTGAGTATAAGAATGAAATACTTCAGTACTTAATTGTGAGGCTTCCGATAAAATACATGGCCAATGATGTTGAGAGAGACGGCTGGAAATATACCATGTACTTAGGTTATGATACTATTCAGTTGATCCAGGTTGAAAAGGGAGAGATCAAGATAAAAGAGAATTACTACGATTATCAGGAGTTTGAGCCGAAAGCAAATAAGGTTCCGGCTGTCAGATTTGGTTACATAAGGGATCCACAAACGAAAGGCCGGAGTTTTGTTTCTGTATTTCACTCTGTTTTGTTACTTCTGGAAAAGTTAATGAAAACAGATTCAGAGTTAGACCTTTCAACAGCAATGACAGCCTTTCCTCAAAGGTTTGCTTATGTGGATAAGTGTTCTAATAAGGATTGCTCCGGTGGACTGCTTCTGGATGGTCAGACTACTTGCCCTGTTTGTAGTGGAACCGGACAGCGGCCGCTTCATGGAGGGGTTAAAGACGTTATCACTCTGACAATGCCACGTAACCCGGATGAGATGATTGCGCTTGATAACCTGTTAGTGTACAAAACAACTCCTATTGAGCTTTTAACATTCAATAAGGAATATATCAATGATTTAAGGATTCTGATTCATACAATGATGTTCAATAACGAAATTGCGACCCGTTCAGAGGTTGCAACAGCCGTTACAGCAACAGAAAAGAACTTCGGGTCCGATAACATGAATGACACTCTTTATCCTTTTGCCCGTAATTACTCATCTATTTGGGAGTTTGTTGTTGAAGATATTGCTACTTTCACAGACCTTTCAGAAGGATTAACGCTTCATCATAAGTTCCCGAATGACTTTAAATTCCAGACTCTGACAGATTTAATGACTCAGTTAAAGAGTGCAAAGGATGCAGGTGCTTCCACTTCTACTATTTCAGCTATTGAGGACGACATAAACGAAATACTTTATTCAGATAGGCCGGAAGAATTGAAGAAGATCCAGGTTAAGAGCTTGATCAATCCTTTCAGGGGTTATTCCGAAGCCACTACAAGAATGTTAATATCTCAGTCACTAACTACTGAGTATAATTCAACTCTTTGGGCTAACTTAGAGTCGATCTTTAACGAGCTTGAATTAGAAACACCTGATATTTATAATATGAGCTTAAAAGTAATTAACGAAAAGGTCAAAGTAAAGACTCAGAAGTATATTGATCAGATGAAAGCAGAGGAGCCAGAACCACTTGAACAACCATTTGTATGATGCGATCAGTAGGCTTTTATGATTGGGCTTGGAATCCTGTTGAGGGTTGTCTTCATGGGTGTGACTACTGTTATGCCTCAAAAGACTTCCATGAAAAAGGAAAGCCGTTTACTCCAAAGTTCTATGAAGAAAGGCTTATTGAACCTTCGTTAGTTGGTCCGGCAAAGATATTCGTTACTCATTATACTGATCTTATGGGTGACTTTATCCCTAAAGAATGGGTTGAGGCAATCATTAATGAATGTAAGTCTTTGCCAAAGAGTGAGTTTATCTTCATAACAAAGAATCCTATAAACTATTTTAAATATGACTGGCCTGCTAATTGTGTTTTAGGTGTTACAATAGAGTCACCTGAACAATGGAACGGGGCGCATATAATGAAAGGATTGCCGACAAGGCAAATGGCTTCAATAGAGCCGTTACTTGGTTCCTTTAGAGGTTATGACTTTAGTCAATTTGAGTTAGTTGTTGTCGGGGCTTTGATGTATGTAGGTAAGAAGCCTAACGCTGATTGGATTAATTCTATTAAACACGATAATATATTTTATAAACCTAACGTAAGAGGCTATTTAAAATGACAGAGATAAAAATAGAAATTATAAACACTCAGTTAGAAGAATTGGGAGTTGATCAGAGTGCAACTTATATTCCTTTTAGATTTAAAGATTCTGCTTTTGTAGGATATTGGACTGACTCAGAATCTCAGAATATAACGTTTTATGTTGGATATTGTAGCTTTGTTTGTCGGAATACTAAAAGAAACTTGGAAATATTTGAATCATTATTGAAATGAGGTTTTCAATCATCATGCCGTCAAGATTAATCCCTTATCCTGGGTGTGCTTCTTTTTTAGACCAAAAGATTGTAAGAGCTATTGACTCAGTTATTGATCAGTCTTTTAAAGATTGGGAACTTTTAGTTATCTCAGATGATTGCCTCTTGACAGTGGATTTAGTTGCGCCTTATGTATTGGAAGATTCCCGAATAAGACTGTTACAGTGTAAGCACAAAGGGTTATTTGATAACACACCACGTAACACTGGAATAGATAATGCAAATGGGGAGTATATAGTTTATATTGATGTGGACGACTTTTGGGGATCTGATCATTTAAAGATAATAAATGAACAACTAAAAGACTATGATTGGGTTTGGTATAATGACTATATTTACTCAGAGAAATGGATTGAAAGGGCTTGTAACATTAAAGCATTAGGCGGTTCAGGTACTTCAAACGTTTGCCATAAGAGAAACTTGGGTATTCGTTGGGGTCGTCCCGGTTACGCACATGACTTCTATTTCAATCAGCAGCTTTTAAGATTTAAGAACGGTGCGAAGATAAGCACTCCGGAATATTTTGTAATGCACATACCAGGACAGACAGACTTATGAGAATAGCAGCGGTAACAATAACATATAATAGGTTAGAACTCACTAAGAGGACTATTGATTCATTTTACTCAAAGACGAAAGTAGATAAGCACGTTTTTGTTGATAACGGTAGTACTGACGGCACCCAGAAGTATCTTAAAGATAAATATGACCATATCTTTTTAGAAAAGAACTACGGTATAACAGATGCTTTTGTTCTGGCTGCTGAACAACTATTAGATTATGACTTTATCCTTAAGTTGGATAACGACATTGAGACAGTCACCGAGGGAATACTTGAAAAGATGCTACAATTCTATGAAGTGAATGGAATGTACTTTGTTGCTTCACCGGTTGATCTGAATTTGGATCCTAATTATGCGCCTCGTTCTTTTGGCCGGGATTGTCTAAAAGGTTTTAATGTTTCTTATGTTACTCATACCGGAGGGGCTTTTCAATTGATCCCTTCTGAGATTTGTGGGTCCCTGATTAAAGACTATAATCATTTTAAGTTAGGTGATCAGGCTATCGGGGGATTTTATATGGATCGTGGTTACAGACCTATTTATATGTCCGACTTACAAATGAGGCATATTGGATTAAATCAGACTTCACCAAACTATATATTATGATGTACGATTTAATTATAGTAACACAAAGCAGTCCGGGATTGATTGAAATGACTGAGCAATGTATCACATCAGCTCGAAAGGATTGTGATTTGAATGTTATTATAGTTGAGACCGGACAACCGTACAAGTACAAAGCGGACAAGCTCATTGAGTATAACGGAGAGTTTAACTATAACAGAGCTTTGAACTTAGGGCTTAAATATGCAAAGAATAAGATTCAGATACTTGCGAACAATGATCTTATCTTTAGGGAAGGATGGTCTAAGATAGGTGAGATAATGAAAGTAAACGGTTATTTATCCGCTTCCGCTTTATCGAATGATCAACGTCAGTTATGGTTTAAACGAGGGAATTACGCTTATGAAGGTTATAACATAGGTTATCAATTAGCTGGATGGTGTATATTCACTGATAAGGAACTTTGGAATCATATTGGGAAGCTGGATGAAACGCATCAATTTTGGTTTTCAGATAACGTTTATGCTGAACAACTCAAAAAAGCGAATATTAAACACGCTTTGATTTGTTCTGTTGTAGTGGATCACTTAGGTAGCCAGACACTAAGAAAACAGTCAAGGGACGTACAAAGGACTTATACTTATGCACAAGGGAGAGCAGTAAGAGAATTTAAAAACTTGAATAATGCCGAAAGAGAAAGAGTCAGAAAAGGTAATACATAAGATTTACCGAAGGAAATATGAAGATATTGGAATGTTATTTTGGATTGATGCACAAAGGGACTTAATACCTTCTATTTCTATTGAACGAGCTATGTATAACTTTTTTAGGCATATTAAGGAAGAAAACTTCAACATTGAGAGTTCAATGAGTAATTACCAGAGGTTAAAGAAGGAATTTTATGAGACTGCCAAAACGAATTAAAGAGTTTATCGAAAAGAAGCAGGAGTTTATTGACAAGAATCGGTCAAAGATGGAAAGGTATGTCGTTAAAGGACAAAACTCATTCATAGATGATCTTCTGGGTGAAGTATTTGTTGACTTCGACACTAAAGATGGTAAACTGCTGGACACAAACCACAATTATAGAATGTTGGCTGAAGTAGATAAACTCTATAACCAGTTCAATTCGATATTTACAGCCGGACTATCAAGTGACATAATAAGCACTACTAACGGACTTGTAAATCTTGGTCGGGGTTACTTTGGGGTTGCTTTAGTTGATAACTTACCTCAAAGATTCGATAAAGTTGTTGATGCTACCAGCGCAAAGATAGATTTAAGGTTAGGAATAAAAGGGGGTAATATTGTTCGGGGTGGATTTCTTGAAAGTCTGTTTAAAGACAATACAATGGCTACTCAGACAAAGAACTATATCTCTAAGTCAATAGCTGCACAGATCGATACAAAGGATTTTGTAAAAGGATTAATTAAGACCGTGAAAGGTGATGAAGGTCCCGGAGTATTAGAGAAACAATACCAGCGATATGCTTATGACCTTTATCAACAGTATGACAGGGCTTATAATTCTGCCTTAGCTGAAGAGTTTGACATGAACTACTTTGTTTATCAGGGTGGCTTAATAGATGATTCAAGAGACTTTTGCGCTGCACATAATAATAAGGTTTGGCACAGGGACGAAGCTGCGGACTGGGATACTTGGAAGCCTTACTTAGGTGACTATCCGGAAGGCTACACAATTAAGCAGAAGAATATCTATGATATACCTTCTTATCTTGGTTATCCAGGTTATCAGCCGTTAATTGATGCAGGTGGTTATAATTGCCGGCACTCAATTAGCTGGATTCCTGATGAACTTGCTTTTGATTTAAGGCCAGAACTAAAAGGCACACAATAATGAAACAAATCTGTTAGTAACAAAAAAGTTACATAATTATGTTAATAACTTTCTTTATGTTTATTTGTTCTAAATAAAAATAATGTTGTAATTTTATAAATTATTTACTCACATGGCAAAAAAGATTTTAGTAAAGAACGGAGTAAGGCGGGAATTTGAAGAAAGAGCCGCTAAGATTGCGATTAACTTATTAGGCTGGATTGAGATTCCGGAGCCTGATAAACCTTTTGAAGTAGGTAAAAGAACACTACCACCAGAGATCACTAAGCCGATTCGATTGATTGAGCCACCGGTTATTAAAGCAGATGATTACCCAAAGCCTGGTAAGATTGAGAATATCGAAGTTAAACCGGAAGAAGAAGTTAAAGAAGCAGAACCGGTTAAAGTAAAACGCACTCGGAGGAAAAGAAATGTATGAGATAACATCAAAGCAGACAGGTAAGATTCAGATTGTACAGGATGAAGTATGGTTTGACATTGTTGCTCGTGGATGGTCAAAACGTTTTACAGCCGTCAAATTACCAGAGAGAAAATTAAAAGAGGTTCCAATAATACCACCAGAAATTAAAACAAAGACAAAGAAAAATGGATAAAAAAATTGATGCGCAAGCATTTGAGGCATTTGTGCAGAAAGCCTTTAAACTAAGCACTGAAGAGGTAGCTTCTCTTTATAACGAAGCCGGAGAACTTTCTGATTTTTCATTGATCGAATCAAAAGATGCTGAAAGGATTAAAAAACTTTCAACAGATAAGCAGAACCAGTATAATAGAGGCTTGAAGGAAGGAGCCGAAAAACTGGAGAAAGCAATCAAAGAAAAATATGAGATTGAGTCTGATTTGATTGGAGTAGAATTGTTTGATCACGTTATTGAAACAAAGATCGTACCCGTTGCAGGTGATGAAGATGTGTTGAAGAATCCAGAGGTTATTAAACATATCAATCAGCTTGTGACACAACATGGAAAAGAAAAGAAGGCTCTTTTAAAGGAAATGGAAGAGAAGCTCAAAAACAAAGAGATTGAAATATCAGAGGCCAATATGTTTAAGGACATTGAGTCGGCTGCGATTGTTGAGTTTGAGAGTTTAAATCCTATTCTTCCGGAAGATCCAAAGAAGGCAAAGGCTTTAAAAGATATTCTTATCAGTGACTTAAAAAAATATAAGCACTCAAAAGATAAAGACGGGTTCTCAGTCCTTAAAGAAGACGGAAGCGTATTAACGGATGATCATGGTTATCCTATTAGTTTTCAGAGCCACGTTAAGAATATTGCCGATAAATATTTTGACTTTAAGGTTGCTGAACCCAGATCGAACTCTGGTAATACGAATCAGACACAGCAAGGAAGTAAGAAAGTCAGGGTGCCTAAAGATAGGGACGAGTATGTTAAGATAATGTCAGACCAAACATTAACTCCGCAAGAGAGAGTTGAAGTTAAAAATCTGGCTGTTAAAGCGGGAATTGCTTAAGGCCGCAAAACGTTAAAAAATGAGTGTAATTGCTAATATTGATTGTGGATACTTAGCCACTGTTCAGGCTATGATGGATGAGAGATGGATTGATCCCATCCAGAACGCTGACCTAATTGCTGATGCAGAGTCTGCAAAAGCTATTCTTGCTAACCAACAGGTTAATCTTGGTGAGCTTACTGTAAAAGATAAGAAGAGGGTTGTTTCTTTGGAGTGGCTCACTGCTTGTGATCTTCATGTTGACACTTGCTCGGATGATTGTACCATTACCGGTACAGATGCAACTCCGGAATGTAAGGAGTATGAGATTGTTTGTATGGGTGAAGTTCCTTTTAAAGTGTATGACAGGGTTTACAGAGAGAGGACAATTGACAAACAGAAGTCTATCGCTTATAACATGGCAATTGCTATGAAACTCCTTGATGAAGCCGCTGCTCAGTATGCTATTACTGGTTTGGTAGCAAATGCCGGGACTAACCTTTATACAGGTGGAGTAGGAACTGTTGCTGCTGCTGTTACTACTATTGGAGCTGCTAACTGGAATGATAATATCTGGGGTTACTTTGCAAGAGTTGCAAGAGGTAATAAATTTAATTCTCCTTATGCTATTACTGGGGATAATCTGTTTCAGTTGATTTATAACCGTAATGCAGAATTTGCCAATGCAGACGGAAAAGGAAACGTAAACAAAATGGGTGATCTTCGTAACAGGATTTATCTTGATCCTGAAAACGTGGAAACAATTTCTCCGTCAAGTACTTTCCTTATTCATAAGACTGCTGTTGCACTTGTTACTAAGTCATGGTATCCTTTGGGAGCTGCCAATGCAGAACAATTAACTGCTGACAGAATGGCTTACAGTATTCCTTCTTACAATCTTCCAGGTGTTACTTATGATGTATTCACTGAGAGAGGTTGCTACGGAAATGATTACTATACCGCTTTCAAAGTTCAGGCTCATGGATTGTTCGCTGTTAATCCGCTTCCATGTACTGAAACACATACCGGTATATTAAGGTTTGCTTGCGCTTAATTGTATCATAATGATTACTTAGAATAAAGGTATCTGTATTAAATTGCAGATACCTTTTTAATTCTTAATGGCTATGAGTATAAACAGTTGTTTTTCTACAATAATAGGATTTACGTCAGTAGAAGATTTGTGTGTTAATGACTATGATCCTTCTTACTCTGTAAGCGATTCAGGTTTATATATTTCAGATTTACAAGGCATGAGCCTTCGTATATTAGATGCTGTTGGTGGTAAGGATTCCATTTGGGAAATGATGGAACGAGCCAGGCAGAACGGAATAAACGCTTTTAAGACTGATATATTTGCTGAACTATTAAAATATAACGAATACCGAAGGGAGAAGTTCACCGGGGAAATAGGTCATAGAAGATTTACGCAAGTTATTTCCAAAAGCACTTATCATGGCATGAGGATTTTCTCCGATATTCGTGGTGGTGTATTTACGCTTCGTGGAGTTACGCTTAACCTGAATACGACTGAGACGGTTAATCTTTTGATTTACGATGATTTTGAACTTTTGCATACAGTTGCTGTAACTTCCGCTGCTGCAAAACCTAACTATACCGCAATTGCTCCTATTGACCTGGATTTAAACGGTAATTACTATTTTATCTATGCTCCGGTCGGCACTCCGTATAACAATAAAATGACTTGCGGGTGCGGTGGTTATAGATGGTGTTTCAATACTGATCATCCTTGTTATAACGCTTCTAAAGATAACTGGACTCTTTGGTGTATGGCAGGAGGGATAAGGGGTGATGATCCAACTGAGAGAGATTTATGGGGTGTTTCACAGGATGCACAAGGGATAAGGCTTCATGGTGAGTTCAAGTGTGATGCTATGAATATGCTTTGTTCAGATGCTTCCGACTTTGAGAATAACGAGATTGATTCAGCAATTGCATGGGCAATACTTTATAAATCGGCTGAATTTTTAACTTATGATATTAAAAATAGCGGTGAAGTTTCAAGATACGTTCTTATTGGTGCTGATGATATTTTAAGTACTAATATGGCTTACTACTCGGAAAGGTATGCAGCGTTGATTAATTTTATTGCTGCACATATTGAGCCGTCAAGAAATGAGTGTCTTAAGTGTAGGCCGGCGATGGGTATTGGAAAAACAAGTCAGAAATTGTAATGGCAATAACTATACTTGAATACAATAAGAGGTTAGACGGTGTTATTAAAGACCTTCAGTCGGGTGCGCATGGAACTGTTATGAGTCAAGTAGGATCAGCAGCTATTGAAATGGTTAAAGAGAGAGTACAGGAGAAAGGGTTAAATCCGGAAGGCCAAAAGTATTCACCGTATTCAAAGAGTTATTTAGAGTATAAGAAAAAAGAAGGAAAATATAGGGGCTTTGTTGACTTTTCATTTTCGAATCAGATGTGGCGCAGTATTAAATTAGTTTCTCCAAAGGACGAATTAGAGTTAGGCATAGCAGTTATTAAAGCAACTACACCGCTCGAAAAAGAGAAGTTAAGTAAGAACACCGCAAGACGAGGGGATATTTTAGCACTGAATCAAGATGAAAAGGGAAAGTTAGTTCATATTTACGAACAAGGCATATTAAATATATTTCGTAAGAATAAGTTATTATGAATAATAAGATTGCTAACCTGATTAAAAGTTACGTTGATGATCTGGAATGGTCGGATAAGATTGCCGGACTTGTTCAGACAGCTAACATAAGAGTTAAGAACGGTGAAGATGTATCAGATAAGTCTTATCCGGTTTCATGTGACATATCAGCAGATGCTTGTATAAAGGGAGCCTATCAAGATTTGGCTCCGGACTCAAAGAAGAAGTCAGTTATTTACTTTGAAGATAAAGGGGTTAGTTTTGTTGAAAAAATAGGTAATAGGTTAAAGTTTGATTCTACTTTAAGACTCGTTTGTTGGTTAAATCATTCTTTAATTCAGGGTGGTATTTGCGATCCTGATACAATAGGATGCGGTTCAACAGGCGACTATGTTATTGATGTTATTAAGTCTTTACCTACTTCACCAATTCAGACTGATGATTTTATATCAATTCAAATAACGGGAATATCACAAGCTGAACGAGATGTTTCTATTTTCTCAAAGTATTCGTATAATGAAGTGGCTACTCAGTATCTGATGTTCCCGTTTGACTACTTTGCGCTTGATCTTACGATTTCTTTTGTCGTTCCTTGTGTTAAAGCTCCTTATGTAGTTCCGGATGTTCAGTATAATGACTGGTTCCTTCCTTCTGCTGATCTTGTTTCTTATATGTGGGAGAATGTAAAAGAATTTGGAGTAGGTGGATTTGCAAATGACTATTATCAAACATCAGTAGAATTAGGTGCTTTTCAGAATTGGGCTGTAAACTTTGCTGATGGTAGTGGTGCTGCTATTTTAAAATCAGTTCCTGCACGTGTGCGGGCTTGTAGATCATTTACAACTACTGATGTTTATGCTTTAAGAGATCAAGGTCCGGCAGGAGGATTAATTTGTCTTGTGATAGACAATGGAAGCAATTTTACTTATTATGAATCTGCTCCTTCTGATCAATCTTCGGCTGCGCAATGGAGTAATGTAATAGATGTTGCAGTTGGTTTGGTTTCTCCAGGACAATATTCTGAATCGGAAAGTCAGAATAATACTACTGCAATAATCAATCAGGTAGGACACATAACAAGTGCTGCCAAACTTTGTGATGAACTAATAGTATGATTGACATTGTAAAAATAACGGTGATTTGTTTCGTTTTCTGGCTTTTAGGAGAACCAGGAATGATATTTAACTTTTGGTTTAGGTGGATTGAGGGCCTGCCGTCTTGGTTGGGAAAACCTTTAGGTCGCTGTGTGATATGTTTGACAGGCCAGGCCCTCTTTCACTATTATTGGATAACACACTTAAAAGACTATAATTTAATTGATCAGTTATTTTACCCTGCAATGGGGATCCTTTTTGCCACCATTTTAAACAAGTTATATGAAGCTCAGAAAAATTGATTTTAATAAAGAGAAATATTTTGATTGTGACGGTAAAAGATTTGAGATAAGCGAGTCCTTATCTTTTGCTCGTTACAAAGAGATGCAGAAGATCATGTTAGAGTTTGGGTTTTCTGCAACGTTTGAGGACATATTCAATAACCTTAAATCAGCCGTTGATTCCTATAATAAGCATGACTATTTTAATATGTCTATTATTATCTATAAGATTCAGGAAGGCATAAAGAACCTGGAAGATAAAGATGATGCAGCGTTAAGGCTTTGCGCTTTGTTTATTAATGAAGAAGGTGAAGATCCGACGGTTTACAGTAAAGGACTTATGCAGGCTAAAATTGATAGCTGGGGAAAGGAAATAGAGGTGAACAGTTTTTTTTACTTAGCGGCTTCGTTAGTACCGGGGTGGATGCCCGCTTACGAATTGATTACCCGGATTGGTTCAAAAGTGGAGAAGGAAAAGGAAGGTTAAAATCAATCACTGAAGAAATAAAAGAGATTGACAAATATTGGAGTGATATTATTTATACAGTTTGCAAGGGTGATATTTCAAATATGAGAGAGATAGTGAAGTTAGATATTTACGACTTCTTTGGATATGTTGATAATTTTAAGAAAGGGATAAAAGATGCCAACAGAAGTAGAACTTAAACTTGTTGCTGATAATAAGGATGCTGTTAAAGGTATTAAAGAAGTTAGTGCCGAATCACAAAAGCTATATACTAACCAAGAGAAAAACCAGAAGCGGCAGATAGGACTTATTGCTGATGTTGAAAAAGAACTTTCCAAGTTACAGACGGCGCAAAAGAACGCAATGACTATCGAGCATATCGAAAAGTACAATAAGAAGATAGCAGAAGCAAAACAGGCACTTGATGAATATAATAAAGCAGGTCTAAAAGCAGAAGAGCAAACCGACTCAATAAGTAAGACTATCGGTAAAATGGCACTTAGTATTGGTGGTGCTGCTACTGTTTTAAATGTTTTAAAAGAGGCTTTCTTAGCGACAACAGTTGGTATAAATGCTTTTAATATTGCAGGTGCAGCAACTAAACAAGTTCTTTACAACCTCGTTACCGGTGCGCAATCTTTAACGGCTGGATTAGGACAAGCTATCGCGGCACAACAAAAGCTAAATGAGTTAAGGGTAAAAGATATTATAGATACTTTTAAAGCAAGACAACAGCAAGTTCTTTTTAATAAGGCTTATTTTGATGCTTCAGACAGGCGTTTGACAGATGCAGAAAGGATTAAGAAATTGGATGTTGCAATGGCAGCTCACAATAAGATGATTGAAATAGAGATTGCCAACACAAGGGAAGAATTAAAAGCTACTACTGACTTATTAAATGCTCAACCAGGTGATGAAGATTTAAAACAGAAATACGGTCAACTTAATGTTAAGCTATTAGAATTAGAGTCAGAACGCTTTGCAGGTGTTAAGAGAATTGAGTCTATGCGTACAGGACTTTTGCAAGAGGGAATAGTAAAGGAACGTGAATGGAGAGAGAAACTACATGATGATTTAAATAAGTTAGCAGACGAGCAAATTGAAATAGATATTGAGAGAGATAAAAAACGCACTCAGGCAACTATTGATGATCTTTCAACAGTTAATGACTTTCTTAATAAGTTAGATGAAGATTATTTTAAAGCACTTGAGGAGAAAAAAGAAAAGAATTGGGCTTTTGAAGTTGAACTCGGTAAGAAACTATTTAACTCAAATAGAGAACAAGCTAAATTAGAATACGAAGCACGAATAAAGGCCGGTGAAGATGCTTTGAAACTTGAAGAAGAGCTAACAGAAAACCGAGTAGAAGCACTTAAAAGAGGACTAAACGAATTACTTGCTTTCACTCAGGAAATAGCAGACCGACAACTGGAAGATGCACAACGCAATAGAGAACTTTTAGACACTCAGATTGATGAAACTCAGGAAGCAGTAAACCAAGAAGTAGAACTTTATAAAGCCGGTTACGCTGCTAACGTACAAGCTAAACAGAAACAACTTGCAGAATTAAAGCTACAAAGAGAAAAGGCTTTAAGGGAAGAAGAAGAAGCGATAAAGAAACAAAGAGCAATGGAGAATATTGCTCAGGGTGTTAATATCTTTACTTCAGCGACTAACTTAATAAAGACTTATACTAAGTTTGGACCTATCGGTTTAGCACTCGCAGCTGGCGCAATAACAGCAATGTTTGCGATTGTAAATTCTGCAAGGTCTAAAAGTGAGGAAGCCGGATTTGCTTCAGGAGGATGGACCGGTGAAGGTGGACGAAGGGATAAGACAGGTGAACGGGTCGCAGGATTGGTACATGAAAGAGAGTTTGTTGTTCGTCGGGGACCGGCTCATAAGTTCCGTTCAGTTTTAGAAGCAATAAACAGGGACGACAAAAGAGCTATTTTCAATTCATTTAATAAGATTTCTCCGGCTTCAGTTAATAACATAGTCATTGATAATGAAGGCTCGAATAAACGTCTGGATGAGGTTAATTTAAACCTTAAAAGACTAAACAACAAAGAAGAAGTTTCCATATTAGGAAATATGACAATTTATAAAAAAGGCAATAGTACAAGGATAATAAAGAAAAGATGAGTTACAGGCACTACTTAACTATATCAGCTTCGACAGTAGAAGTATTCCCTTTGAACTTCCTTTCAACTCTTTTAATTGACGAAAGGGATAAGACGAGGGCTTTCTATCGGAAGAAGTTTTCTGGAACGTTGATGTTTACCAATAATAACGGTGCTGATGATTTTGACCTTTTGTATGCTATTGAGGTGGACTTTCCTTGTACTAAAATACCTTACTTAATTGAAAAGAACGGAGCCTATTATTGGGATGGTTATTTTTCTACAACAGACGGAAGATTCGATTTAGATAACTGTACATTTGAGGTCACACCAAAGGAGAATGATGCTTATGTTGATCTACTTGCAGAAGCAGACACTCAATGGAATATTCTTGATACACCTACTGAGGTAACAACAACGGCTTTTATTCCTACTGCTTTAGATATATCTTATACTCACAATCGATGGTTAGCAAAGATCGGATCGGATAATGTTTTAGAGTTTCTTGCTGATAAAATTAAAGCAGGTGTTACGGTTTCAAGTAATTTCTTTACTGATGCTACTAACCCGGCAACTGTCAATGATAACTTGACACTTCATCTTACTATTGCTCAGAAGTCCGACATTATAAGACCAACAGCAACAGACTCAGCCAATTCAGCTATGATGAGCTGGAATGAGTTAATGGAAATACTCTGGGGAATGTTTCAGGTTCAATGGAACTACGATTCTGGGACAGATACGATAAATGTTGAACACGTCAGTTGGTTCCCTCCAGTGGCTGGAATGGATCTGAGGACTCAGACTATTTCCAAAGGTTCAAATAAATACACCTACTTAAAAGAGGAGATGCCTTTTCAGGAGAGGTTCTATCCAATGGAAGGTGACTGGGGTGATTTCGTTCAAGCGGTGATAATGTATGATGCTGAATGTGTCAATACTGATCCTGATACGAACATTAAAGAAACTCGTTTAAATGTCACTACCGATTTAGAGTATATTATTAATTTCCCTGATGCAATCTCAGATGAAGGCTTTGTTATTCTTTGTAATTACTTGGACGGTGCTGATTATAAAGTTAAATACTCAATCGGAGCTTTAACAGGAACGCTTAGTCTTAATGCTCACTTGTCATGTGCTAACCTTTTAGATAATTACTTCAGACATAATAGGGTTTTAATAGATGGTCGGATGAACTCTGCTCAGACTACTTTCTGGACGGCTCAAAAGACTAAACGTCAGGAAATATTTGCCATTGTTTGCCCTTCGGATAATTATGATTCTTATGATTATGTAACTACTGAATTAGGCGAAACTTGGTTTTCAGGTGCAAAGGGAACAGTAGAAAAGGCTGAACTTAATCCAAACGGAGAGATGAAATTCACTCTTTTATATGGTCCGGCTGACAATGAGAATACCGGAGTATTAGAAGATGAAGGAATGATAATCGAACAGGGAGTAGATTGCGTTTCTTTAACAGCGACACTTTTTAAGGCAATGGATCAGGATCGGGATATTCTTGTGAGGGAAGTTATTACTGGGACTATTCCTTGTACTGGTAATTGGGAGACATGGACTATTCCTTTAGGTGCAACTACCGATACATTTACACTCGATACTGTTTGTAAAGGTTTATCAGAAGGTGATAAAATAGTTTTAGAATTAGATACTACGGATTTAGGAACATGGGTTTATAGATATTATCCAAACGCAAATTGTGAAAGTTACGCATAATGAAAACAATATACACTTCTTTACCGGTTTATGATAGGATTTCTAAACAATGCTATCAGAGAGCAACAGTTAATAAAGTAGGTCAGGATGTCCCGGTTCCTATTATGACTCCGAGGCATAAACTTCCTGCAATGCAGTGGAACGTTGAGACAGATGATCCAGGTGCAATAAAAGATATTCGATTATTTGATCAAACCGGCGACTTAACTGATATAATTCCTTTTGCCGGACTTAATAGTACGTACAATACTTTTACAATCGGTGCAACTGATATTACTTGTGTAAATACCGGAGGCGATAATGCTATTGGATTCTTTGCTGGTCCTTTGAGTATAGTTCCGGATGAACTTTATATAGTGGATATTACTTTAGCTTATGTCTCAGGTCAATATCCTTATATAAGAATGACCAATGCAGCAGGAACGGCTCGGAGTTATGAGTATTATCAATTAAAATCCGGGGTTAATAGGTTATATTTTCGTCCCTTAGTAACTGAGGCTGCTGCTTATTTTACAGTTCAGACTTCAGCGAGTAATGCAAGTTTTAACATCTATAATATTGCTATTCATAGAAGTTTTTTACCGTATTTCTTTAAGTCGCCGGATATGTACGCAACTTACAATGAACAAGCAGACTCAAATTGGTCTGCTTATGATACTATATCTGTGGATCCTGATCAGAGAAAGTTAGACCTGGTAAAGACTACTAACGGTGTTAATATGGGTTACTGGTTCCGAGATGCTAAGATAACGGCTTCAGGAATAACAGCAGGGGAAGAAGTTTATATTGTCTGTAATCTTACTTTAACATCAGGTACTGCTCCGAGGTTTGCAATTTTAGAATACGACGACGACAGGGAAGTTCTTTCAAATGTTGTTACACTCTCGGCGGGTTATAATTATATAACGCTTAAAGCTACAACTACAAAAGCTCACGCAAGGGTAGAACTTTATAACATCTCAGGTACCGTTTCTAATTTCTCAATTACTCTTTTAGCAATGTACCGTTCTTCGGTTCCAATTCTTCACACCGATTTAACGAATGAGTATTTTCAGTACTCTGGAGAGTTAGGTAAAATGTTAGATGCAGGAACTTATTTTCTAAGGTTTGAAACGGTTAATTCTTATCTGTATTATTCGGATTACTTTCAGGCTACGTGTATTTATCCAAATTTAGTTACGGAATGGGAGACTGAAACTTATGATACGTTTACGGTTGACGGGGTTGATATTACTTCAGCTATCAATACTTCGGGTGCGGGTGAATACGCTTATAGTAATACTTTCTCTGTCCGAAAAGACGAAGTGATAAAAGTCTATTGTGTACTTAATACAGTTTCCGGACAATTACCGACATTTACGCTTGAAGGTGAAAATTCTATTTCTTTGTCGGCTACTTATGCTTTAGTGCAAGGAACTAACGAAATAGATATTACTGTAACTGATAATTCAGATGTAGCTTTAATAAGACTCTCAAGTACTATTAATTCAAGTTTCGGGATTGAAGATGTTTTATTCTTTCGTGCGTACTCAAGTAAGTACTTAACTATAAACTATTCCAATACTTGCGACTTAGGGGATATTATTTACCAGTACGACATGAACCAGACTATATGGTTTGAATCTGAGACAATGGAACCTTCGTTTACTTTAGAAGAAGAAGGGCAAAAGAACGGTGAAGGCCGGTTTGTCAGAACATTCGGCAGACAAGTTAAGAAGTATTTAGCCAGAACAAAAGAGATGCCTGATTATATGGTTGATGTTTTCAATCGAATGAGACTGCATGACACTATTTCTCTAACAGATTTAGTAGGTGACACAAACGTTGTTTATAATCTTGAAGTAGAACATGAGTGGCTACATGAAGATAAGTACTATGCAAAGATTGATTTAACCTTTGATTATGATGAAACGGCTTTAATGTCGGGGTGTTGTACTAATGTAACTTAATTTGTATCATTATGATTATTTAGACTAAATAAAGTATAACTAATTTTGGAGTATTAATTTAAATGAGAGAAAAAAATGAGTGTATTATCTTTGAGTCCGTGTCCTGTTGATTGCGCGGGATCATTGGAGGCAGTGAGCTTTAACGAATGTTCTCCCGATATTCATTATGGGGAGATTTCTAAAGTTTACGTGACGAAGGCAGATGCTACATCCTTTACGAATGTAGATATAATTACTGAGTGGACGGCAAGACTATCAGATTCCAGTACAGCGGCTGATAAAATCCGTACACTAATAGGTATTGGGGAGCTTCCGGTTCCGGAGAAAGGTGAACTTCAGATTTCTGGCGGACGTACAATTTATTCTCCAAAAACCTTTAATATGTTATTTGAAGTTGATGAAACCAACGACACGAACTATGAGTTTCTACTTTCTACGGAATGTAACTTAAAGTTCAAGTTCTGGTATGAGACTTCAGACGGAATGCTTTACGGTGGTAACACTGGCATAGAAGCAGTATTTAATATGGATGCTCCAATTCCAAAGAGCAGGGAAGAAGTTGCTAAGTTCATGCTTTCCGCAAAATGGAAGTCAAAGAATCATCCTTTACGTTGTTTATCACCAATGGCATAATTTAATAATTTAAAAAGATGGGAATAGTTGCAAATCCAGCGTGTGCCACAATGCCAGCTACATTCTTTGAGATGTTGGCGGCTTGTGTTATGAAAGACCCGATTACGGGAGCTACATTTATAAATGTTGCTTGTTCAGATTTTTCTTGTGATGAAGTTGATCCGGCTATTGAGTGCGGTGATAATATTGATAACCTTGAGGCTTTTATTGTAGCCAATGCTTTTACAGTTGATGGTTGCGGTTTTCCGGCTTTAAGATTACGTTTGTGCGAACCAGCTAATCAGAATCCTGAGTAATGGCCGGCATTAAGTTTCCAGGATGTGGCGATCCGCTTCCACCTGGGACATTGCTTGGAGAAAGCGGGGGAACAATACCTTTCTTTGTAACCGGTACTGATCCGGACATAGGAGGTACTGTTAATCAGATTGTCAATATGACAACTGAAGCAGGTGACTTTGTACCTTCTGAGACTGCAATGGATGGTACTTTTATTATTTTAATTGAAACGGCTGCTGCAATTGAGGTTCAGCTTGGTAATGGTGATGATTTCACTATAACAACTGCACAAGCAACAGCTTATCTTGGTCAATGGTATCCGGCTAAACTTTTAAAGGTTTACAAAACGGGGTCAACTGGTACATTTTCAGTAGGGAGGTAAAATGGGATGTGTAAATTTGCCAAAGACATTAGTTCAGGTTCTTACCGAGGCTGTTTATCAAGATGAGTCAGGTAATTACTTTCTGAATTTAGCTCCAATCTCAGTAGATTGCGAGGCTATTGTGCCATTGGTCAACTGTAACAATCCAGACCCTAACGCTGCTGAAATAATTGCCGGAACTGATGAATGTGGCAATAACGCTATTAAGGTAGGTATTAGGAATGACTTTTTAGTACCTTATACCGGTGCAATTGATGATCTTGATTTAGGTGAGTTTGATTTATTTGCTGACTATGTAGAATCTGAATCAGCAGTATTTGGTACTTCTACTAATAAAGTTACCATTGATGAAACCGGGATCCTTTTAGAAGGTGATGCTACTGTTTGGGACGATATAAGGATAGTTCCTAATATCTTTGACGTACCTGGCAATACAGATCCGGATATTATAAGTTACCGGCCTACTGGTAGTGGAGCTACATTTAAGGTTTATGCTTTTGCAAAAGGTGATGAAGGGTTTTTCACTATTCAATTCCCGCATGATTATAAAGTAGGTTCAAATTTAAGGGCTCACGTTCATTGGACTCCGGGGCCAAGAGGTAACGAAGAATCAGGTAAAATAGTTCAATGGAGGTTAGATTACACAATAACATCAATCGGTCAGAATTTTATAGCCTCTCAGACTGTTCCACTTCCCGGTACTTGTTCAGGAGTTGATAATAAACATGAAATGACAGCGGAAGTAGATATTTCCGGTGCAGGTTTAGGTATTTCATCTCAGATGTTTGGACGTATTTACCGGTTTAATGATGCGAGTGATAACTGGGTTGGGACCGGTGCTGATCTTCCTATCTTCATTGAGTTTGACCTTCACTACGAAAAAGACACTTTAGGATCACGAACACCGACTTCAAAATGACAGCATATAACGTTCAGTGGGATAATGTACCTATTATAATAACAAAGGGTGATTCAATAGATTTAATATTTTCTGTTGAGCTTAACTCAGTTGCTTATGATATGACAGGTATGCAATTAGATATTAAAGTAATCCGTCCGAATAATGCAGTCTTTAGAACTTGGACGAGTGCTGCGGGTTCACCTGAAATAACAATTTCTACTTCCACGTATAGGATTGAAGATTCACCGATAACAGAAGAAGGTCGTTTCAGATATGATGTTCAGCTAACAAACGGGACTAATATAAAGACTATTCAAAAAGGAGTAATTAAGGTAACTGAGGAAATAACATGATTTTTGAGATAACAGCGGAACCAAAAGTATATACTTGCAGCCTAACTCAGATGTTATTTACGGTAACAAGGGTTGATGCTTTGGCTGTGGTTGTACCTCCAGTGATTCCTACTCCGATAGGTGTTTTAATAAATGAAGATGGTTCAGCTTTGATAAATGAAGATGGAAGCTCTTTAATAACAGATTGAAATGAAAAAATTACTATTCTTACTACTTTTAATACCTTTTGCAGTCAATGGTCAAAAGATAACAGCATTAACGGAGGCTACTTCTGCAACTTCTACTTCATTAATTTATGTTCGTGCCGGCGCAAGCGGGGACCTGATTAAAAAGATCACTAAGGCTAATTTCCTTTCAGATTATGCTACTTATCCCGCTGCGGGTATTCCACTTTCAACAGGTGTAGCATGGGGGACTTCTATTGTGAATAACTCAGCCAATTGGAATACCGCTTATGGATGGGGTAATCATGCTTCGGCTGGTTATGCTTTAACAAGTCATACACAAGCTGAAAGTTCGATAACTTTTACAAACATAACAACCGGTGATGCAACAGAGTCACAACATGGTTATCTTCCGAGGCTTGGAGGTGGAACGAGTAATTATTTAAGAGCTGATGGTACATGGGCTACTCCTGCTGGCGGTGCTGGCATGGTTTATCCTGGTGCAGGGATTCCTATTTCAGACGGCGGGGCTTGGTTAAGTTCAATAACTAATAATTCTACAAACTGGAATACTGCTTATGATGATCGAATGAAGTGGGATGGTGGTTCAACTGGTTTAACGGCTGCAACAGGACGGACTTCTTTAGGAGCTACAACAGTTGGATCCGCTTTGTTTACTTTAACTAATCCTTCTGCGGTTTCTTTTATAAGGATGAACGCTGATAACTCGGTCACTTCCCGGAGTGCAGCTAATTTCAAATTAGACCTTTCTTTAACGGCTTCGGATGTAAGTTTAGGCAATGTAGATAATGAGTCAAAACTAACAATGTTTTCAAATCCGGCTTTTACAGGTTCAAGTACTTTCCAAACTGCTGCAAATCCTTCCGTAAGTAACGGAG